TTGTATCGGGACGAATCCAACGCTACCCCTTCTCAGGCATGCTAGTCGGAGACTTTCTTATTCTCATGAGCCCTGAAGACGCGCAGAAGGCCAGAAACGCCCTTAAGACATTCTACCGGGACGCTCGAAGTGTCGGCCGCAAGTTCACAGTAAGGCCGAACCGGGAAGGTGTCTGGATATGCAGGAGGGTCGCATGAGCAAGCGAATGAAAGAACTATTCAATTCGATACCTGCAAAGCCCAGCAAGATGCAGAAAATGGAGGAGCGTATCAGTAAGCCTGTCAAACCGTTGAAAGACCAGAAGGACGCTGTCACGCCGCAGCAGTGGAGGTTCGTGCAAGAGCTGGTCTCTGGCGATGGAAAGGTCACCCTAAGAGAGGCCGCCATACGGGCAGGCTACGCTGAGAAGCATGCCTCTGCCGAAGCAAATAAACTGACCAACCCAAAATACTTCCCGCAGGTGGTAGCTGCGATTCAAGAGTATCGACGAGAGCTCGCAGAGAAGTACGGCACGAACTTCGACCGGCACATGAGAGACCTGCAGACCATCCGAGACCTTGCCCTTGACGCTGGCAACTACAGCGCAGCTGTGGCTGCAGAGTATCGCCGTGGGCAGGCCCTTGGCACGATCTACATTGACCGCAAGGAAATCAGGCATGGAACTATCGACTCGATGAGCAAGGACGAGGTAAGGCGCAAGCTTGAGGAGATCAAGGCGATGTACGGCTCGCCACCGCAGACACTGATCGACGTGACGCCCGAGCAGCTCGAGGAGCCGCCCAAGAAAACGATGATTGAGGAGATGCGAGATGGCCAAAGGTCCCGAGAGCCTGCTGTATCAGAAGCTCAGGGAGAGCTTGCCGAACTCGATGATCACGAGGCTGGAGAGCCGGGTCGGGCTGGGGATACCAGACTGCCTGATAGCACTACCGCCGCGCTGGGTGATGGTGGAGCTGAAAGTGGTGAAGGCCGGGAAGAAGGTGAACCTGAGTCCGCATCAGATAGCGTTCAACCTGAAGCACGGGATGGCGGGCCTGCCAACGTTCATTCTAGTGCTGCACCAGAAGACGACGAGAGCGCCTGACGCGCGCCTGCTGCTTTATCACGGCAGGCAATGCCAAGAGCTGGCCGAGCACGGCCTCGAGGCTGAGCCACTTGACTCATGGCCATATAATGCGGTTGACTGGCAGGAGCTGCGAGAGCGGCTGATAAAAACTCCTTGAGAAGTACGCATTGCCCGGCGGTCACACGCCGGGCTTTTTTATGCCAACAGTCGGATAATCGATTTTTTGATAAAAAACCAACGGCTTGATCGATTTTTACGATGATGCTAAAAGTTGGCCGATTTCGCTAACAATTAGCGAATTTCGCTAATCGGTTTTTTAATAGAAAACCAACGGCTTGATCGGTTTTTACGATGACGCCAGTATGATGCTTGAGAGCCCGCAGGAGCGGCGCTAAGAAAAAGGCATGCCCACCCTAAGCCCTGCCCACAACGTCGCTCAGGCGCCCTCTGGAGAAACTAGGAAAGGGGCCGCGCCCGGCCGGCCCCCGGGGCGCCCGCGGGCCGCGGCGCGGTCTTCCCGCCCTCCCGGACCGGGGATGGCGGCCCTCGGGGCAGGCCGCCCGGACCTCGAGCCATGGGCCACGGACCGGGGCGACCACAAGATGTAGTGTTTTGCGTGGACCGCGGGCCTCGGAAACAGCTAAGTGCTTGATTTTAAACGAATCACTATTTCCGGTAATTGTTATTACCGGAAATAGCGGGTCCCTTGGTGCCGATTCGGATCGTCGAATGAACGCTCGCTCGACGTGGGGCGCGAATCGCGGCCGTGGCGCGTGGCGGCGCAGGTTTAGCCCGATTTCGTATAAACAATTTGGCCCAAAATGGTTTTGTGGGTAAGGTTTCACGTGAAACCTTCTTGTAACCCACCCCCTTTTCCCTGAAAATCAAATCGCTAAAAAATTTTTCGCAAATTTTTTAAAAACGGGTTTTGTATGGAAGAGTACAACTACACCCAGTTAATACTGGCGATACTCAAATACACTCGAGGCCGATATAGCGTAGAGGAAGTTATGGAAATCGTGGCCTATATTGAAGGCTACGAAGAAGAAGAGCAGGAAGCTGCTATACTAAGCATTGTCAAACAGAAAGAAGACTAGGAACCCTATGCAAACAATCACTGCGCCGGATGACGTCGAGGCAGAACGTCTTCGATTAGAGTACCGTCTAGCTCTGCTGGAAGCACAGGAAAGCGCCAAGACCACATTCTTAGGCTTTTCTCGCTACGTGTGGCCTGAAGCCATCCTGTCTAGCCACCATGAAAAGATGGCCGCGGCGTTTGACCGTATTGCTAATGGCACGCTGAAGCGCCTGATAATCAACATGCCACCACGCCATACCAAATCAGAGTTCGCGTCATATCTCCTGCCTGCCTACATCATGGGCCGTCGTCCAAGCACCAAGATCATTCAGGCGACGCACACCGGCGAGCTAGCTGTCCGATTCGGCCGTAAGGTCCGTAACCTCATGGACCTCGACAAGTACAAGGAGGTTTTCCCTGACGTTGCCTTGAAGGCTGATAGTAAAGCCGCCGGAAGGTGGGACACTAACGAGGGCGGTGAGTATTTTGCCGTTGGCGTTGGGGGTGCAATGACGGGCCGCGGTGCGGATATGTTGATTATTGACGACCCCCACTCTGAGCAGGACGCGGCGTCTCCGCTGGCTCTGGACAACGCGTGGGACTGGTACACCTCTGGCCCTAGAACTCGATTGCAGCCGGGCGGCGCTATTGTTATTGTGATGACTAGGTGGGGAACCAAGGACCTAACGGCCCGACTACTTAAAGCTCAATCTAACAGCAACGCGGACCAGTGGGAGGTTATCGAGTTCCCGGCCATCTTCGACGAAGGCGAGCCTAATGAGCACGCCTTGTGGCCAAGCTTCTGGCAGCTTGACGAACTTCGTGCGGTCCGTGCATCGATGTCAGTGCAGAAGTGGAACGCCATGTACCAGCAGCGTCCCACCTCTGACGAGGGCGCGATCCTTAAACGGGAGTATTGGCGAATCTGGGACAAGGATTACATGCCTCGTCTCGAGTACATCATTCAATCCTACGATACAGCCTATTCGAAGAAAGAGACGGCGGACTACTCTGTCATTACGACGTGGGGCGTTTTCTATCCGACCGAGGACCACGGACCAAACATCTTGTTGATTGACATGCGAAAAGGCCGTTGGGACTTCCCTGAACTCAAACGTATTGCCAAGGACCAATATGACTACTGGCAGCCGGATAACGTGTTGATCGAGGCGAAGGCGACAGGTATCACGCTACAACAGGAGCTGCGCAGAATGGGCATCCCTGTCACGATGTATTCACCCGGCGGTCGCCGTGCGGGGCAGGATAAAGTATCGCGCGCCAACTCTGTAGCCCCTATCCTCGAGTCCGGCATGGTCTGGGCCCCTGAAACGCAGTGGGCGGAGGAGCTCATCGAGGAGTGTGCTGCATTCCCCAATGGCGACAACGACGACTTAGTAGACAGCACTACTCAGGCATTGATGCGCTTCAGGGCAGGTAACTTCGTGCAGCTGCACGATGACGAGGAAGAAGAAGAGTCGACGGAAGGCCTTGTTCCGGAGTATTATTAGCCCTAAACTAGCGAAACCTATAACTCTTTTTCGAGGGCCTTTTCATGGCCAACCAATCTGCACGTGAAATGCTCTCCCGCTTTCCCCTTCGCATGGCTAACGGGGGGTCGGTATATGGCAATGTATCTGCTGAAGGTGGCTTTGATCAATCAGAGATAGACTTTGTTACGAATTTAATAAGTACAGGCCAAGTTACCCCCGAAGAAGTATCCGCTCAATTTGGAGTTCCTTTAGACGTAGTTACTTCTACTTACTTAGACAATGCCCGCTACGGCAAGGACAACCAAACCGCCGCGGACCTGTTGGCTGCTGAGCAGCGCATTCTTGGTGAGATTGCCGAGGACCCTTCTTCGTGGGACCCGGCCAAAGCCTACAACGCCATTTTGGAGTCAGGCGTTACTGTTGATGATGCGTTAGCGGCCGGCGTAAAGCAGTCTACTATTGACGCGATCTTCACCTCGGGAGCCCCGCTTCCTGTCACTGCGTTTTCTACCCCTTCTACTGTTCAGTCTTCGTTTGAAACATTCGATCCATACAAAGGCATGACACAAGCAGAAATTGCGGCCAACGCGCAGCAGTACGTGGCAGGCCTGATGGCGGACGGCGTGATTGACGCAGCAGAGCGCCGTGAAATTCAGAACATTGCGACAGAGCGTGGGGTCACGTTCCAAGACATGTTAGCCGCGGGCGTTGATCCGAGCATCCTGTTCAACATTCCTGCGCCAGTTGAGGACCCGTTCCCTCAAACACAGCCCGAATACGTCCCGCCCACTGTCTATCAGCCCATTGACTTTGACCCAAGCGTCTATGCTCCCGGTCAGCCGTCCTTGGATGTAGCATTCAGGGAAAGCGCACCGCGGACCGAGGTCACCGAAGACATCTTCGGCAAGCAGTACCTCACAGGCTTTGACTACACGCCTGCTGCTAAGTTGCTCTCGGCCACCGGATCAGGATTCAGTTGGACACCGCCTACAGTCACCGGCCGGCCCCGTTCGCTCATGGACACTGGCACGCTAGGCCGTTATACCCAAGGCCGAGCAGCACAGGACTTGCGTCAGTTGGTCGGCGGTAACGAAGAAGCTTATCGCGCTTTTGAACCACTGCTGTCTCAAACCGGCAGCTACGGCGGTGGCCTGTCACGCTCACAGCTCTTTGCACTGATGCAGCAGCAAGCGAATCAGCAGGCACAGCAGGACGCGGCAAACTACGCACAGTTCGGCACGCGGTTCGGAGCCCGTCCTGCGGGGACCACAGGCTACAGTGAAATAGCAGAGTCCTTAGATGGGTTAAATGATCCGATGACTGTTAGGCCCATTGATTTTCGATATGACCAGTTTGCGGAGGGCGGCGAAGTAAAAAAGCCTGAAGGGTACGCCGACGGCGGAAGCGTGCCCGGAACAGACGTTGATCCACTGCAGCAGCAACTTCTCGAGCTTGACCGGCAGGCCATGGAGCAAGAACCTCGTGCTAGGCAAGAAGCACCGAGCGCCGAGGACCAAGCAGCACGCACTGAAAGCCGTGGAATGTTGGAGCGGTTGAATCAGTCGTTTTTTGAGAACGTGACGAAGCCGGTTATAGGCTCGGCGTTGGACATGACCGTGGGCCTTGGTGATTTAGCCCAGCTGGGCATTAAGAAGGGCGCGGAAGCGTTGGGCATAGAGACCAAGCCGTTTGTGCCGGTGTCTCAGCGGCTGCAGGAAAGTGCAGGCGTAGCGGGTTACGACCCGTACTCCCCGGCTGCTGTGGCGACTCAGATACTGCCGTTTGCTCGAGGCAGGCAGGCGGTTACGGCCTCTGGGGGCATGCTGCAGCGGCTGTTCCCGAACTTAGGTAGAGAGACTGCGGCGTATGGCGGCAGTGAGCTTGCGGCTGCCGGTGCGCGTGAGATAGCTCCTGACTCTATGGCGGCAGAGTTGTTAGCCTCTACAGTAGGTGGTATGGGAGCGGACATAGGCAGCACAGCGATAACTCGTCGGATGGCTGATGACACAGAACCGCCTGACCTGCCGGAGACTGAATCAGCCCGGATGTTAGACGAGATGGAGCAAGCAGCGGCCCCAGCGCCGGCACGCCTGTCTCGAGGTGAAAATGCAATAATCAACGAAAAGGTTGGTACAAGTCGTAATAGACGACAAGAAGCCAAGGCCGAGGCGCAGCGGGTAAAAAGCAATTACTCTCCAGAAGAGGGATGGATGCCGATAGAGGTATCTAATGTAAAGTATAAAAACAACAAACCTAAGGTAGAGTTTAAAAAGATACCCTATGGCTTCCAGAACCTCCCAACAGGTATGGACAGGGACGCTTGGAGACAACAACTTGCAAACGGAGTTGTTAGCGAAGTAGAAGACGTTGTTCGTCGTGCTCAGCAAGGGGACCAAGCAGCCCTTGATATACTGGCTCAAGCCAACTGGTACCGCGGCATGCGCGATCGGCTTCGATCTGAGTTTGGAGGCATAGGTGATGTCTTTGCTGATGTGTTGGGGACAACCAGCGCCCAGACTAACGTAGAGCAGAACTTTAAGAACGCGGTAGAGATACTGCGTCGATATAGCCGTGGCGAGTTTGACAACGAGCTTGCTGCATACCAGCGCCGCATTGAGCAGGGGCTTCCTGTAGACGGCAAGACACTGACCCGGTTACACAAGGAAGGCGAGTTCCCGCTAATCACTAAGGCAGGCGGTGAGCTGTTCAACACCAACAGCCCGTCCTCAATGGGCGCGTTGCTGGATATGTTCCGTTCGGTTAAGACAGGCAGCTCTCCCAAGACGCCAAACTTTACAGGCAACCTGATAGGTCTGACTAACGAGGCCACAGTGGATGT